ATTGAACGGATCCACGACACCGGAGCCGACGAGCTGCGACAGGATCGGGCCGAGGGTCTGCACCGACATCTGCATCTGCTCGACCCTGGTGGCTTTGTTGGGTTTCCTTGCCGACCCAGCCTCGACGCGGTAGAGGAAGTCGCGGGTGAGGTTTGCCAGGTCAGTCTTAGCGACAGCCTTCTGCCAGGCCGCAGCACCCAGCGGGCCCAGCACCGGGGCAACGTCCGTAGCTTCGAGCAACCACCTGGCGGCGAGTGCCTCACGCCTGGCGAGAAGCGACATGCAGTCTTCGAGTTCGTTCGCCATGTTGTCGGGCCGAACGCTGATATTTTCGTTCTTAATCTGAGCTTCCGCAGCAGACCGGAACTGATTTCTCGAAAGCCCGAATGCCAGCTCCGACAATCCGGTTCGCTGGGCGAACTGATCCATGATCGCGGAGATGATGTCCCAGAGATCCCGCGTCACCTGCGGGAACTGGAACACCGACATAACGTCTTCGATGCGTCGGCCCAGCAGCTCAGACAGCTCAATGATTTTGAACCCACCCTCAGACGGTGCGAGGATCTGCTCTTTCAGACTCTGGTCGGCAGCTTTTTGCACGGCTACCATCGTCTCACAGCTCGTCGCGATGCGAGTGGCTAGGAAGCTGAAACACCAGTTGAGCAGTCGCAGCTCACCGATTGCCGGCCGGATGTGCGACACAGGCCAGGCGTAACCAGGCTTCCAGTGGAACGACAGCCCAGTGAACGGCCAGCCCTGAGGATCCGCGTAGAACGGGATGGGCCATGACACCCTGGCAAGTAAGCTCTGCGGGATGCCGATCTGCTCATCGACCGGCTCATCCATAACGGACGGCGGGACGTTCAGCGGGTACTGCACGCCCTCGCAGATGACGAGGTAGCAGTACTTGCCGAGCGAATCGAACACACCCTTATTCTCTTTAGGAGCGTCCTTCAGCCGGTCGCCCATCCCGGTCTTACTCCACACCTTCCAGAAGGTGACAAGCTGATTGGTGTTCTCGACCTTCTTCTTCTTCGGCTCCCTGCCAAGCTTCGCCTCATCGCTGTCGAGGTGCTTCTGGAGATCCTCAGGCGGGATGCCGTAAGTCTCTGCAACTTCCGCCAGTGGGCGGACGCACTTGCGGGCGCACCACAACATGTCGTCGGCGTTGTCAAAGTCTGGGTCGAGCAAGAGGTTATCGACCGTATCGTAAAAACTGCCGATCATTTTCATCGGCGGGCTGGCACCATCGGAGGTGGTGTCGAGGACGACAAGCTCTGTCCAAAACGTCCCCAAGCCCTTGATCATCGCTTCGGTAACAACCTTGCGAGCCTGCCGCTTCAGATCCAATTCCTGAGGTGTCCAGTTGAGATAGGACTCCATCAGCTTGGCGACCATCGTCCTGGTCTTCTTCGTCTGCTCTTCCTGCATCAGAACCTGGATGATCTGCTGCTGCTCAGGCGACGGCATCCCGTTCTCACCGGCCGGCTCCTTGAGCCCCAGCTCATCAAGGGGCAGGTCGGGATGCTTCATCACCGACACTGTGCGGACGGGGTTCCGGTGATAGATGACACTTCCAAAGATGTCCACCAGCTCGAAAACCTTGTTGAGCTGCATTCTGAAGCTGGGGGGTGCGATGGACGAGTTATAGCCGCGCTCGCCGCGGCTGTAGCTGTCCTTCCACATCCAGTTATGCTCCCCGTCAAAAAACTGGGAAGCTTCTTTGGCATCCTCTGCAAACGGCTTTTTGTAGTCCTGAGCGGCCTTGAGTTTCTTCACCCAAGTCGTCACGACCTGCCGCAGCGGGGAACTACTTGGAAGCGTTTCTGCCACTGGACTTCTCCGCAGGCTGCATCAGTTCGCGGAGGGCAAGCGTCCCCGCGGCAAAATCCCAGCAACCCAGGTCGTGCCACCCATGGTCGCCAAGCACCGAAGGGTCGGCCCTGTGGTGGACGCTATTCCGCTGAACGAAACCGGACGGCGTGAACGTCAAGATGCTTATGGTCGTCTCGCCAACGGAGGTTACCCAGCCAATCGCTGGATCCTGGAAATTATGGAAGTCTCCGCTGAACAGGACTGTGTCGCCCAGGTTCGGAAGCGGCATCTGGAAGTCAATTGGTTTCATCGCGCCCTCCTTGTGGGCCTAAATGTACATAGGCACCATGCTGGTCTGTCAGCCGTTTTTTGCGGTCGGCCTGCCACTTGACCCACCATGGGTCTGGCTCCTTGTACTGCGGCGGCGGCTTGTGGTAACGCGGGCGATATGCGCAGAGGTATTCGAGGGTCTGGCACAAATGCACCTCGCCGCGGGTGTTCGGCTTGTCGGTGACGATGGCCGCACCGGCGATGTAGTTCACCAGCTTCCTGTACCTTTTGATCTCCCGCTCCAGGTCGGGGCAGCTATTCCGTAACACCCTGAGCTGCGGCGTTCCCTCAGGGCGGATGTGGAGGGCCGTGCGGGTGGCTTCCATGCGGGCGGGGATATCGTCGCAGCCGGCCAGGAAGGACGCTCCAGTGACCTGAGAGCGGATCCCCCGGTTGACGAGCTGCTCTGTGTACTGCTCGACAGGTAGCCGGCCTGAGCCGATATCTCTGAGCCGACCGCCGTGAGCGTCGATAATGAAGGCGTGGAAGTGCCACCCCTTGACCTTCTTCGAGAACTCCTCCCCGAAGATCACGGCATTTGACTGCCTTAGGTAGAGCTGGTCGTAGACGAGCCAGAAGTCACCGGAAGGCGGCACCGCGGCGAACAGGATCGCCGTCACGGCATGGCCTGGGTCGATCACGGCGTATCTCGTCCAATCATGTGGGATCTGTCCATCCGGCAGGTCGCTGCGATCCATGCCGTGGATCCTCATGTCGAAAGTCGGGTAGCAGAGGACACTGTCGGTGATGAAGTCGCCTTCTGCCCTCATCCGCAGAACGTCTTCGCCGGCCGCGGCCCACCGCTCCAAGCTCTTCTTCTTCTCAGAGTCTGGGATATAGGGGTTGTCCAAGAACCTGAGCTTGAACTGCCGGATCTGCGACTGATCACCTAACGCCTGCTCCGATGCGTCGGCCCGCTCCTTCAGAGACAAGAGCGCGTTATTCGTTGAGTGCGGCATAGCCGACCAGCAAAAGCAACCGCGACGATCTGCGAGTCGCGCCTGTGCCTCAGGGATGTGACGCTCGTCGTTTAAGTCCTCGTCCACATGTATTCTGTTTGCCTGGTAGCCCTGCGCAGGCTCGCCTTCTGAACTGAAGAAGTGAATCTCCCACCCGTTCACCAGCTTGCAGTACTGCATGTAGTTGGCACTCTTCAGTACCCATGACGTTGCAGCGATCATTCGAGGAGGGATCAGTGGAGGTGCAGGCTTTGTCTCGCCCTTGCGAGCTTCGTCTGTGACCGGGTTGAATGCCCGCCACTCTTTCGTCACCTCGTCCTTGATGATGCGGAAGGCCCCTTTGCCGAAGAGCATCGGAACACAAACCAAGCCGATGTGTTTCCAATCCCGGCCGATTACGACGAGGATCCCGTTCTCCTTGGGATACTTGTCGTAGGGATCCTGGCCGGTGACCGCTCTCGCATCCTCGACAAAAGTGCAGAGTGACTTGCCGCTACGATTACCGCCGATGACGAGGATCTCACTCGCCCGGCACTTGTGGATCTCCTCCTGAGGAGGGTTCGGTCGGTAGAGCTTGAGAGCTTCGTGCCTTCTTTCTCGCAGTTCGCTTTGGAGATCCTTGAGGTTGTCGCGTTGGTACTGCGTCAGCGATGGAACCTGCGGGATCTGCGGAGGTGTGACCTTCGGGTGCTTCTTCTGACGCTTCCGAGGTGAGTCGCCTTGGTTCTGCTTTGACATTGATTGTCGTCCCCCTATAGGTGGCAACGGCTTCTTGGAATCGGTTGTTCAGCTCAGTCTCCAGCTCCTCCTCAGACCACAGAGAGAGAGGCTTTTTGGCACCGCCCTGTTCGACATTTTTTGAGACGAGCCGGCACATGGTTTCGAGCAACCTGTTTCTGGCCGACCCGCCGGCTGGAGAGTCCCAGTACTGCTTCACCATGACCGCGGAGAACCCGGCCACACCGCCAAAGTAGGAGAACACCCGTTCGATCACCTCCGCGGAGTGCGGGATGTTCGAGCCCCCAGTTGCCGTCGAGCTGAGGAACAGATCCACCCCAGCCGATTCGATCCGTTTGAGGTTCTCTTCCCTCTTAGCGGCCTTCCTCTCCTTGCTCGAACGCTTGGCAGTTGCTCGACAGCTCAGGCACTCAGCGGTGAAATACCCTTTCCCGTCTTGGACTTTCCAGCGGAAGTGCTGCTTGTCCAGCGGATGCTCGACGCCACAGATGGCGCATGTACGGTTGTCCATGCTGGTAAAGCATAACAGCCTGCGGGTCATCCCCGCAGGCTGTTAGAGGCATATTCCATATTCCAGAACGAAGCTCAGCAGAGCGACGTTGTCAGGTTGACGCGGGTCAGGCCGACAGATGCCGCCGAGCTGGCACCAGCGATCTGCTGTCCGATGACCAAGCCAGACGAGTAGACCGCGATCTGGCCGCTCGTCGCGGAGGGCTGCACCTGGGCACCGGCCGTGATGGCAACTGCCGTCTGCTTGGCAGAGGTCGGGCCCTTGACGACGAGCCAGACGATGTCGTTGTTCCTGAGCGACCCCTGCAGGTACTCATCAAGAACACCGAATGCCACACCAGCGATGGTGTTCGTCGCCGTCCCCTTGGTGGAGAACGATGACAGCGGCGATGCGGAGTCGAGCACATACACCTCGCCAGCCACAGTCGAAGCGTCCGATACGGTCGTACCCGTATAGCGGGCCGCAACGCAGTAGACCATCCGGTTACTGAACCGCTTTCCCGACGCCGGATCCACATCCTGGAACGCCTTGATCTGACCGACGATCTCACGGCCCGCAATCGGGTTGCCATCGCCGTCCACTTCGATCAGCTCACCGCTGAGGAGAGTGGTTCCACGACGGAACGAAGGATCACTGAAGATGCTCGACATGGTTCTGGGTTCTCCTGATTAGGCAGCGGCCGTGACGGGGGCGAGGAGGAAGAAATTCCGAGGCGAACGGAAACGGAGGTTGCCGAGGCTGGAGCAGGCATAGCGATAACTTTGGGTTTCTTCCGAAAAGAAAGGCCCCTCAGCGACCATGAGCTGATTCTCCAGGCATCGCAGCTCCATGTTTCCGATGGAGATGCCGTAGCCCTTGCCAGACGGCACGGCGTATTCCGAAGTGACCTCGACGCCGTCGAGAGAAACGGTGTCAGAAAATCCTAGGGACTTCAGACCGTTCTCCTTCGCGACGACGATTCGTTCCCGTTCGCTGTAGACGTTGAGGAACTGCACATAGAGCTGGCGGTCGAGAACCACCATGTCGATCTGCGCTTCCTTCGTGTCGTTTCTTTTGCAGCCTTGGATGCCTTCGCGCATCGCGAAGACGCAGTTGGAACGCCAGTTCTTGTTGCCCGAAGCGTTGAAGGACGAAGCGTTATAGTTGATTACCAGCGGGCTGTAGAAATCCAGTTCCGCATCGACCGGGACGTTGGGCCAGGTGCCGGTCGTTGCCGAGTTCGCACGACCACCACCGTAGTAGCCGAGCTGCGTCGAAAGACCAGCGTAGGTGTCGGTCGGGTAGCCGAAGCGATCCGCCGTGTTGGAGCTGGTCGCCTGAGCGGCAACCGACGACGACGATTCGCTGACCGTTCCGTTGTATCCGAGGAACGAATCCATGCCGTGGAAGTCGTTCTCGAAGCCCGCGGCGTTGCCGTCGCGATACGGCTGATAGCTCAGGTGCTGTTCGAGCGATTCCTTGAGCCGCTCAGCCATCTTCGATGCGACATCGACGAGGGCCTGCTGGCCGCGGTTTTCGAGAAGTTCACGACGATAGATGGCATCGGTCGTCGTGAAGCCGCGCCATGGCAATTCGGCGCGCTTCCACATGTTGACGCGACTGAAGGTTCGCGGCGTATCCCCAGTATTCCCCGTTACGGGCGCATTTCTGTACCGGACGTTCCAATCCATGCCGCGCCCACTTTGATTCATCACGACGTTGCCGCTCGACTCGAGCATCGCGAAGATTTTGAACTTACGGAACGTCGCCAGCTCTTCTTCACGAAGATGGTTGACGATGGTCGTCCCAATAACTCTGCTCCAGTCAGTTGGACTCGCCATGTTTTCTTTTCCTCTTCGAGATTAAACCAAGCCTTCGCGTTGCAGGTTCGCTGCTAGCTTTTCGGCAAAGGTCTGTGGCTTCTGGGGAGTTCGAGCGTCAGTCGTTCCGACCGTCCTCTGACTCGACGTTCGCATGGCCTGCGTTCGCAGGTAGTCCATGTTGCGTTGAGCTGCTGAGTCCGGTGGACTTGGGGCCTGCTGCACAGGTGCCTGTGCCTGCTGCTGGTATTGCTGGTACTGGGCCTGTTGTTGCTGCGCCGACTGCATGTTTGCTAAGAGAATGTCTCTCTCAACCATGCGAGTCGCGTAGTCCCAACGGGCCTGGGCTCCAGAAATTCCTAGCTGCCTTGCGTCCTGTATGTATTTCTGGCATGCCAACCCCTCTGGAGATACATTCCCGTCTTTGCCATAAAGCCAATCTTTGTTCTCAGTCTCCAGACGGGTAACGAAATCCTCTTCTTTCATGCGGTGAATCTGCTCTTGCACAATTGACTGTGCCCGCTGCACCGCAACCTTTTCGACCATCGGGCCGAGCGTCTGCTCAGGGTTTTCGAGAAACTTCTTGGCGAAGTCTGCCCGGTATGCCATCCGCTCAGTGAGCGCACTTCGAGCTTCGAGCGGTGCATCGGGACTGATGACCTCTCGACCGTTCTCGTCCCGCGTCATCCACTGCATGTAGCTGTCTTTGACCTTCGGCGGATTCCACCAGCTCGCCTCCTCCTGCTGCGGAGCCCGCTGCTGAGGTGCCCGTTGCTGCTGCTCCTGCGCAGTCTTCCACGCCTGGAACGCTTCGCGATCCCTGAGGTAATCGCTGGCGGCGGGAATGATCGCCTGGTACTGCTGCAGTGCCCTGGTCGCGGCCTGCTCCTGCTGCAGTGATTCGTAGAGACGAGCTGCGATAGCCCGGTCATCCTGCCCAGAGAACTGCGGCAGCGACTTGAATGCACCCCACAGCTCAGGCACACCGTACTGCGGTTCGGCAGGAGCTGCTTGCGGTGCGCCTTCAGAGGCTACCGGAGAGCTTTGCTCTGGCGAAGACTCAACAGGCGACGACTCTGGTGCCTCAGAAACGGAAGAATCAACATCTTCTTCGGGCGGCATAGCTGACCTCCTGGCTATGCCCGAAGTGTGGCTATGCCGAAGGGGAGGGTTCCAGCCATTTTATTACTGGCGATTGTCCCACTGATCGTAGCGCGCCTTGTTGCGTCGATCCCATTCCTGCTTCGAGCGGTCGAGCTGCTGCCAGTAATCATCGTCAGCGGCTTGCACCTGTGATCCATCGGCGCGAGGAAGCAGGTAGCTGTTTGTCTTTGGGGAGCGGACTGCACCTTCAACTGCCCCCTTGAAGTCTCCGCTTAACAGTCCAGACAGAACCGGGCCCTGAGTCAGGTTCTCGCCGGCCTCGTCTAGCACTTCGGCAGCAGCGGCCCGGCCAAACCTGCCACCTGACATGAAGGCTGGCGCGGCTACCCCAGCTAATTCGTATGGGTTTTCGACGATGCCGCCTGGCGTGTTGGCGATAGCGTCCGCCATGCGGGGCAGGTACTGCCGTTTGTGGCCGTGAACCTCCATCATCGCCGGCCCGACGTTGGCTGAGAGCCATCCCCCCTTGGCATCGTCCCATTCGCTGGCATGCTGTCGCGACTTTGCGAATTCCTCAGGCGTCTGCGAGTCAGGCCGTATGGGCGTTATGCGATTGTTGGCGTCGGCAGTCTGTTGCAAAAACTGAAACGGCTTTATCACGCCGGCAGCACCGTCTTTTGCAACGGCACCAGGCAGGAGCGATGCGGCCGTGCCCATGTCACCCATGACGGAGTTCCATGGTCGATAGATGTTTCGGCCCGCTGGGAACGATGCGTTTGTTGCTTGAGTTACGGTGCCATCCCAAGTCCTTGGGTTGTATGCCTCGAACTCCTCACCGTTCACCCTGGTCGGCCCTCCGAATCGGGCTTTTTGTTCCGCCGGCAACTGAGATCGCCAGACAACGTCGTCCCTGTTCTTTTGCCAGCCTGGCGCAGTGATCTTAATTCGCCCCCGCGGCCCGCTTGGATCCATCAGATCGTTGAATCGATCCGCCGGCCCGCCGAGTCCAGGAACATCGAACGAACCGAATAGCCCATTACCGATAGCCTGCGTCGTAGTCACGCCCCTGGGGGCATGCTCGCCGTCCTGGAGGGTGGATGCCAGCTCATAGACTGCCAGCCGGCGGTGATTGTTCTCGCCGCCTGGCGTGAGCATGCGGTTTGCTTCTTCGCCGTGCTTGGCGTTGAGCTGCTCGAACTCCGACTGAGCCATGTCGGGTGCATCCTCGAAGGGCTGGCCCGGTGTGCCTGCCTTCACCGCGTCGAGAACCATGCCAGTGAACGCCCTGGTGTTCGGGTCGCTGCGGTCGTGCTTCGTTCCCGTCAGGGAAGCGTACACCCCATGCATGACATGGGACGGGTTGTCTGCAACCTGCATCGCTGCGAGGTAGCTCTGCTCCGATTCCGGCGTCTTTTCGCTCATGTGCCGCAGGAAAGCTTGGCGGGCTGCGATCTCCGGTGCGGCCTGCATGAACTGCCGCATCGAAACGTCGCCACCTTCGTATCCTGGCATGTATCGCTGCAGCGTTTTCATCGGAACGCCGAGGGACTGCACATACTTCCCTGAGATGGATGGGATGTCGAGTGCCTCGTCAATCGCCTTGACATGGGCCTGGTGTTCCGGCCCGCCATATCCCTGAGACGGTGCGTTCTCCCAGTTCCGCCACTCCGTTGGGCTGATAGCCATTGACCCATCAAACGACCACTCCGGTGATTGATTACCGCCTATCGGCTGGGGCATGCTGCCGCCGAGCTGCGATGCGGCGATTGCACCTGGCACCGAATACATCGGCCCGGTCGGCGGAACAAACTCCCGCTTCACGGCGTTCGGTGCGTCTGGATCCATGATGGTGCGTCCCTGGTCGTCCGCGGGCCGACGCTGCGGATAGACAGGCCCGTCGATGACGACCGGCGAGTACTCAGTGTGGGTTCTCTTCCCGATGTTGCCGCGGTGGTTGTCTTGCCATATCCAGCCTTGATCTCGCAGGGCTTTCGTCAGCGTTGAAATGTCTGCCTGTTTCGCTTTCCCCAGGATTGCCTTGTCCTGGAACAGGATGTCGTAGATAGCTGGATCGGGCTGGCCGACACCCGCTTCAACGCGGCGGTTCTTCAGCGGCAGAACGCCCCACACGCCCTCAGGAGAATCGTAGTTCGATCCGTAGGTGAACCGGCCTGACGGGGTTCCTACCTTTATGACGCGGCCGTCCTGTGTGGCGAACACCGCGCTCTCCTCGCCGCGGGCCAGGGGAACGACGTTGGCCCCCTCGACACCTTCGCTGAGGAGCATCTGCCGCATGTTGGCGAGCAGCTCATCCCGGTGCGGGTTGTTCCACAGATTGACCATCTGCTGCGACCGGCCCAGGTCATGCCAATCGTTGTATTCACCGATGGATGCGCCGTATGGGAGGCCGCGGTTCGCCGCCACATCGATAGCCTCTTCGATGGGGATCGGGTGAATGAAGAGCGGGCGTGATCGGTCGTCCTGGAACGCGAACTCCCGCTGCTTCTGCGGTCGCCCAAAACCCTTGGGCACCCGCACTACGCTGCCGGCAGCGTTGAATCGCAGGCTTTCGTTCGAGCCCCATGGCACTTGCGAAGTCGGCGGTGGGGTTGGAGCCCCTGTGCCGAGCGGGAGCAACTGCAGCCCGTTCTCAATGGTCGGTGCAGGGGCATCGCCGGCCGCGTTGACACGAATCGGCAGACCCTTCATGGCCTGCAGTTCAGCCAGGCGGGCTTCGAGCGACTGAATCGCACTTGGCGACAGCCCCTCAGCGAACGCCGGATTCAGTTTCGCAGGCCCGGCCTTCTTAGCTTTCCCCTTCGGAGCCATTTACCCACTTCCTTCGCCAGATGCGGATCCTGCCCCGATGCTCCTTTCGACGCCGCCACCATTTAACCATCTGGTCAATGATGATCGGCAGCAGGATTTGCAGGGCGATGATCCAGAGGGAACCAAACTTCTCAGGGCCATAGGTGAGCTGGAGATGCCGGCGAACGTCGGCCTTGAGCTGCTCCAGGATCTCTTTCTCCTCAGGGCTCCCCGCGGCACAGCCGCTCAGGGCATCATCGGGCCATTCCTGCACCGCCACAGCCAGGACATCGGAGACGACTTCCTTGCCGAGCATGCCCCGCTGAAACGGGAGCTGCTCCCACACGAAGTCCTGGAACTGTGGCAGTGTCTTGGTGGCGGGTGGCATGGATCACTTGTATCCTGCGCACGCCTTACAGTTGCCCTTGCCGCAGTTGCACTCGCCGCCGGCCTCCTCTGCAGCCTCCTCTTCGCGGTTCTTCGCCCGCTCCTGCTTCATCTTGGAGTATGCAGCGTCCAGCTTGTGACGCAGAGTCTTCAGCTTAGGGGCAGTCTTCTTCGCCATAGATACAGATCACCTCCTCTCTGGGGCTAGAGTTGTGCCCTGCTTATGGACAGAGAAGGGGAGGAAGCGTCTCAGCGAAAACGCTTGGCACTGGGGCGGATCATCGGCACACCCGGTTTGTTGGGGTCGCTGCCGTGATAGTGCCACACCAGGCACGACTTGTTGGTGAGCATGTCCACCATCTTGACCCGCTTATAGAAGTGCCGGTCATCGTCGTCCAAGACGCTCTGGATCCCGAACCACAGCTCCCTGGTGTCCTCGACCTTCGAGCCACAGAGCGGGCCTCCCATGCATTCAAGCTTTCTCATGTCGCCTCCATGTGTTTCTCAATTGTCTTTGGAGGTCAACACATGCCTGGGGACACCGGGCAATGGACAAGTCACTTGTCTACTGTCCACGACTGACTGAGAAACTGACTGTCGGCGTATACAGCGAACCCTACTAACTCAGCCTAAGACGCTGATTTCCGAGATTCGCGAAACACGAAACTGACTGCGAAACTGACTGACTCGAATGGACAAGTTGGTTGTCCACTGTCCACCGGCCCGTTTGGAAATCTGGAAAAAATCCAGGAGCGGGACATATATATATATATGTGTGGAATGGGGGGGCCGGGCCGCGTTTTTCTTCGACCTAACCCCTTGCGGCGGCGAGACTTGCGACGATGCCGCGGGTTCCCGTCGCCCCATCCGACCGCGCTTGCCGGAATCGGAGGCGTGCCCGCCTCGAACTAACGGCAAGGGTTCCTAAGGGCCCAGCGTTTTCTCTGTGCGCCGCCGGTCTGCGCCTCGCCTCCCCGCCCGAACTAACGGCAAGGGGTCGGCATGACACAAGCGACGACATTCACGACCGCCGACCGCCGACCGGGCCGAACTAACGGCAAGGGTTCTGCGACGACGGGAGCGATTGAATCGCAAACGTCGTGCGACGGTTTCAACGAACTAACGGCAAGGGCTCAGTAACGGAGGGCATGTGCGATGAAAGCGACTATCGAATCACCTGGCATGCGCCTGGGCTTTCGGGCGACCATCTTTCACGACGACGGCAGTGAGCTTGAATCCGCATTCTTCCCCGCATTCGGGGCCGGATGGAATGAGATCAATGCGTCGGCCGATGCGGCGTATGCCGCGGCCAAAGCTTGGGTCGCTCTATGGGGTCTGAACTAACGGCAAGGGTACAGCATAAGGAACAAACCATGACCACTACCATCCGCCGGCAACGCCGGCCCAAATACGACGGGGTCTACCCTGTCACCATTGAGCGGTTCAACTACCGCGTCGTGATCCACAGCCCGCATAAGGCTACGGTCTATGACCTGCGAGAGCCCGACAAGCTGATCCTGCCGCATCCGGTGACGGTCGGCAAGCTGCTGGGAGAGGGCGACCTTAACCCTAAGACGGCAAAGAACGATGTCGTCACCATGGGGCTGTCGCTCTATCCCGCGGACGGGGCCGGTGTCGGCAATGTCTGCCCGCTCTCCCGCTACTGCAAAAAGCCGTGTCTGGCGCATCAAGGGCAGGGGCCGGTGCCATCGGTCAAGGCGGCGCGGGTGGCAAAGACTGTGCTGTACTACCTCGACCGGGAATGGTTCCTGGCAAAGCTTAACCGGGAGCTGTCTAGCTTCCGCGGCAAGTATCCTCCGGATGTCGAGGTCGGGGTGCGCCTCAACATGTTCTCCGATCTCCGATGGGAGGAACATGGGATCATGGATGCCCACCCGACGATCACTTTCTACGACTACACCAAGCTGCCCGACAGGTGGGGACAACTGCGCCCCAACTATTGGGTGACGTTTAGCTACGACGGCCACAACTGGGCCGATGCTGAGCGGATTCTCAACGCGGGCGGGAATGTGTCGGTCGTGTTCTACAACGCTACCGATCTGCCGGTGTGTGGCAAGGCCGCGCACAAACAAACCCTCCCCGCGGAATGGAACGGGTTCACCGTCATCGATGGCGGGAAGACCGATTGGCGACCGGAAGACCCGCGCGGGGTATTGGTCGGGCTGCGATTGCTCGCCCGCACATACGCCTCCCGAAACGAAGCTATCGACAGCGGGTTTGCGGTGCTAGCCGCGGGCTGTCGGATGGTCGGCACGAACTAACGGCAAGGGGACAGTATGAAAATCAACCCACTAATCGGGCAGGTGGTGGACACCATCGACAAGCTGAATGCACAGCTTGCAAAGCTTGCCCCATGCAAGACATGCGATGGCTCAGGCATCGCTGAAAACTACGGCAAACAATACGACCCCTGCTGTACATGCTGGGGTAAGGGCTGGGATCTCGACAACCTACCTAAGGACGACGGCAATGCTTAACCCAAACTGGTCGAAAGACTTCGCGACATCGCACCTGCTGCCACACCAGCAGGTCATAGCTGAGGCTGTGATTCGTGCCCTGCCTGACGATGCATACGGTGGCGGATGCCAGGCTTTCTGGCGACCCGCCGATTGGCTGGCGAACGGGCATCCTTACGGCAAGCATAGCCTGCTGATCCTGTGCCATGACGGCGGCGACCTCGCCCGGTTCTGCAATCACGACTACCAGAGTTATGAGGACATGGAGCGACTGCGCGATGAGCTGCACAAGATCGGGCTGTATGTGGAGCAATGCACATCCACCTACTCCGCGGTCTATGTGATCTGAACTAACGGCAAGGGTTGACAAAGGGAGACACTGACATGACCAAGACTGAGGCGGGAACCACTAAGAGTGGCAAGACCTTCCACAAATTCGAGCTGACAGACGCGGAGTACCACCACCTGGACGAGAACTACACCGGGCTGTGCGTGTTCTGCGGGGACGAGATCGACCAATGCGAGCCCGATGCTAGGCAACGGGAGTGCGAGGGATGCGGGTGCCGTGGCGGGTACGGTGCCAATGAACTGCTGATGCGGGGCCTTATCACCTTCAAGGGAGACGACGCATGAAGACCATCGTCCATGTGAACCAACACATCATTCGCGACAACAACAAGACAGGTCAGCGCAACCCTGTGCTGACGGTCAAGACCTGGAAGGACAACACCTACGGCCAGGCTGTCGAGATCGCCGGCCCATGCCGGGTGGTGTACTCGCCTGACGCGCCGCTCAGTTGCGGTGCCAGGGTATGGATCGAAACGGAGTCGGAAGTGGTGGTCGTGAACTAACGGCAAGGGATCAACACAAGGGAGGACAGGCAGATGAGCGCAAGGTATTCGGTCTACATCAAGGGCAAGCCATTCGTCATGCGGAATGACATCGAATACACCAGGAAAAATGTGGTGGCATTCGAGGATCGGGTGCGGGTCGAGGCCAGGCGGGACGAGTTCTACGGTGGCGAAATGTCCCGGTCGTACCGCTCACACATCATGACCAACCCCACCTGGGGCAGGCTGTTTCGGGTGTTTCAGTCTCAGATGCAGACGACCAGGGACTACCACCATGCATTCCTGGAGGGTGCCCGCATCGTCCGCCGGGAGGTGGACACAAACGGGCAGAGCTACGCGGTGGTCGAGCTGCTACTGGGTTCGTGAACTAACGGCAAGGTACACACACAAGGGAGGACGGGACATGACGACTGACATCGCGGTGAAGGTGAAGGTGGAACACACCTTCAACAAGGACGCAATCGAAAGCCTGCTGGTCGGTGCGTTCGAGGGTGGATCCAACTACTGGATCCGGTGGGTCAAGCCTGTACAGGAGGGCGTCGAGTTTTACGAGGCGATCTTCGGGTACGGGGTGCGTGTTCGTGCGGATGACGAGACGCATTCCCGCCTGCTCAACATGACCGCGATTGAGAAGGGGCTCCAGCTCCTGGCTGACACACAGCCCAGGCACATGGCCGACCTGCTCACGCAGAATGACGACGCCACTACATCGGATGTCTTTCTCCAGCTCTGCCTGTTCGGGTATCTGGTCTACGGCTGATCGAACTAACGGCAAGGGATACACACACAAGGGAGGACGATGCGATGGGATGGGATACCAGGAAGTTGCCCAAGCAGGGCAGGTCGGAAGTGCTGGCGTATGTGCTGGGCTACATCCAGCATGATGTCAAGCAGGCATACGTTACGGAGAACGCGGTGTACCTGGCTGTGCTGCAGCCTGACGATGCGATGCATCGGCCGGGCAATGTGCTGGCCCTGGTCGTGGCATACGAACACCGCGACGACGGGAGGACGGCGTTCAAGTTCATGGCCGAGGACGAGGGCCCCTACTACACAGACGCGCCACCCTCCCTCATCCGCAAGCTGTCGCCGCCGGCCAACCAGTATGCCAAGCGGTGGAGGCAGGACTGCCTGGCTAACCACACCTTCAGCGACGGGCGCGACGAGGTGGTGGTGGAGTTCGCGAACTAACGGCAAGTGACACACACACAAGGGAGCGATGCGATGGAGACGATGCTGACCAAGCTGCTACCTGAGGAGCTGCTTCACCTGCATGGTGACAGCGATCTCTTCCCCTGCCTGCTGGAGTATCGGTACTCCCGCGGCAACGGCAAGCCGTATGAGTACGACCAGGAGCGGGCGCGTTCGGCTTTGGTTGCCAGCGACTACTGGAAGTGGCGCAACATGGCGGGCGCACTGACTGACAAGTACCTGTTCCTTGAGCTGCTGGAGTGGGCGCGCAAGCAGGGCTACGACTTGGTCGTGGAGTGGGAGGACGACACCTGGACGCGGTATGAGATCGGCGTCGAGGCTGCGGACGGGCGGGTCATCTGAACTAACGGCAAGTGAACAGCACAAGGGAGAACGACATGAGGATCAGCGCACTGTATATCCGCCAGCCCCATGCCAGCATGGTGATCAGCGGTGAGAAGCGAATCGAAACCAGGGGGTATGAGGTGCCGCGCCACTGCGTTGACCGGCCAATCGCTGTGCTGGTGCCCGGTGTCAAGGGCCCGGCCCAGGTGGTGGGGTGGGCAAGGATCACCGGCTCGAAGATGTACATGTCGCACAAGGAATGGGTGTCGGACTACCCGATGCACCGCATCCCCGATGGCGACGAGCGGTATGGCTACGACATGCACCAAGTGAAGTATGCCTGGTACATCCAGCCGGAGTACATGCTCTGGCCCCGCGGTGGCAAGTGGATCGTTGAGAAGGGCGGGCGTGTGTGGACGCATGTTCGTGACGCGGACGAGGGAGTCTGGCTGAACTAACGGCAAGGAGAAGACATGAGCAAGTGGAAGGTGAGCGTCTGTCGGATTGGTTACTCGCACCTCGACATCGTCGTCGAGGCCGACGGCAAACGGGAGGCGACCGACAAGGCTATCGA